ATGGGATACGCAATTGAAGCTGAAATACTAAAATTAAAATCATTTTTTATTGATTTCACAAAGCCGACTGATGAGGTCACTTTGCCGAAAAAAGATGATGCGATTGAAGTGTTTTCTTATTTATCAAATAAATTAACTAAATAACTTTTAAAAATTTTCAAAAATGAATGAAAATGTAAAAGCGCAATTGGATCAACTTGGCGATTTAATCGATGCCAAATTGGAAAAGGCGCAAGGTCAAGCGGTTGATTCCGCTACTGGGAAAGCTGATGAAATGCTAAAAAGCGAAATCAGCAACCTAACAACACAATTCAATGAGCGTTTTGATGCAATGGAAGTTGCAAACAAAAAGCAATTTGATGCCAAAAAGGATGTTTCTTTTAAAGGTGCTTTAAAAAATGCCATCAATGATGGTGCTATTGAAGGCATTGTAAAAGGAAATTCACGTTCTGCATCATTCGAGGTAAAAGCCGATATGACTGTTGCGGCTGATTTCACTGGTGAAGTGATTCCAGCTGATAGAGTTGCAGGATACAAATTCGATCCAACTCGTTCAACTCACGTTAGAAACTTGATTCCACAAGGATCAACTTCATCTGATGTTGTACGTTTCGTAAAAGAAAGCGGATATTCAAATGGTGCTGCAACCGCAGCGGAGGGTGCTACACTTGCACAATCTGATTTTGATATGACTGCATCTGATGCAAACGTTCGTAAAATCGGAACGTATTTCCGCATCAGTGAGGAAATGTTGGCGGATACTCCACAACTTACATCATACCTTTCAGCACGTGCGCCTGAAAAACTTTTATCTGTTGAGGATACACAAATCCTTTCAGGTAATGGCACCGCGCCAAACCTTTCAGGTATCATCACCGATGCTGCTGATTTTGATACAACTTCAGGAGGTGCATTCTACCAAAGCGTAGAATCAGCGAATGAATTTGATGTGCTTGTTGCTACATTAAACCAATTGGCATTGAGTGAATATCAAGCGGATTATATTATGCTTAATCCAACTGATTTTCACAAAATCCTATTGTTAAAAGATAGCAACAACAGCTATTTGAAGGATCAGGTTTATGCAGGTTTACAACCCGCCTTTATGGGTGTGCCAGTTGTGATCAACACTGCAATCACTGCGGGAACTTTCCTTGCAGGGAACTTTGGTGTTGGAACTCAACTTTGGGTGCGTGATAACGTAGGTGTTGAATTCTTTAGAGAAGATGGCACAAACGTACGTGATGGTTTTGTAACTGTACGTGTATCTGAAAGAATTGCATTGACAAACTACTTGCCAAATGCATTCGTAAATGGATCATTCTCAACTGCAAAAACTGCACTTGAAACTCCCTAATCACTAGGGCATTACAACTAACAAAAGGGGTGAGCATATTCGTTCACCTCTTTTTTTTTGCATTTTTTTTTAATATTTGTTTGGAGGGAAAGAATTTTTTCTTATATTTGTACTGTTGAAACATTAAAAAACACGATATGACACAAATGCAAAAAACAATCGAAGCATTAAAAGCAAAAGGAACGGAATTCAAAGTTGAAAAAAATCCTTATGGTGGATACTACGTTAAATATCCCGCTGAAAAATTTTGTGGACACAAATATACTTTTTGGCAGGGTTTCCGAGAAGATGGAACGGAAATAAGAAAAGAATCGCACGTATCTGCAATATAAAATCAAACAATGAAACGGAAAATCGAAAACTTTATTTTTGACTGCATCATATATTTTGCAGCATTTGTATTTGCAACTGGGTTTGTGTACTTGTGTGCATTGGCTGATAAATGGATGGGAGTATGAAACGGAAGTTGAGTATATTAATCATAATTGCATACTTCGTTTTTACGATGTGGGCAATTGAAAGGTTTGCCTTATGAGCGCACCTAAAAAAATAAACAAGGGATTGATCGGATGGGTTTTCTTTTTAGTAGGCATCCGCACAATATACCTTTTCAATGATTTGTTCACTGGAGCATTCACTTTACTGATAGGATTTACAATGATGTTAAGCAAGGAAAAATGAGGTACTATTTACATAAGGATTACAAAAAGTATTTGCAGCTTTTGGATGCAAAAGAATTTGCAAGATTGCCATTGTCAAGGCAATTGATGGTACTCAAGGAATTGAATGACCTTGAGCAAAAGATTGCACGTGAATCGTGTGATGAGTAGATAATTAGTTTTGTTATTGTTGAAAAGGGCAGCCATTATGGTTGCCTTTTTTTTTGTAATTTTAGAATCGTGAATGCAAACCAATTCGGATGCTTTGCGGAATATCGATTCGCTATTTGTGCAATGGAGCAAGGATTTAATGTATCAATGCCATTGCTTGATTCATCGAAATATGATGCCATTGTGGAAAAGGATGGTGTATTGCGTAAAATACAAGTCAAATCAATTTCAGAGGCACGTACAAACAAACTTGATCGTGATGATGTGCAATGTGTATTTCGTACTGATGGCAAAGGATATTGTGTGAAATTGGTTGATTACTTCGCAATTTACGTTGAGCGTGATCGTGGGTTTTATATTATCAAAAATAAAGGGCAAAATTCCATCAGGTTATCAACAAAAGGTATTTACAAAGATAATTTCAATAACTTTGCATTAATTCTGTGAGGGATTTTTTTCTGTTTCAACTTAAAAGGAGGCGCAATCAATGTGCCTCTTTTTTTTTAACTTTACACAAAATAAAAGCAATGAGGCAAATCACAATAAATTCCACAACTGGAAATGAAATCATCAGCATTCAGGATGTGAAAGATTTCGCAAGGATTGATACATCAGCGGATGATACACTGATCACATTGATGATTGAAACCGCTCGGGTGTGGTGTGAAAATTACATTTCAAGGGATATTGTTCCAAAAAACAGAACGTATTATTTAGATGCAACTCAAACGGGATTGATTGATTTGCCATTTTCACCAGTGGCATCAATTGAATCAATTACAATCAATGATGTTGCTGCAACGTACACAATACTCGGATTGAATAATGAATCAATCGAATTGGATGGAGGTGCTGCGGAAAAGGTAAAAATCACCTACATAACGGAGGGAATCAATCACGCATTGATTAAATTAGCAATGCTCCAAACAATTTCAACGTATTATGACAATCGTGCGGATTTCGTTCAAGGTGCAAATGTGCATTTGATTCCAACGAATGCCAAACAAATTCTTTCATCTTACAAATCAATGTTCGTTTAATGGATGCGGGGAGGTTAAATAAAAGAATCAAGGTGTTGCGCCTCACAAAGGAAGCGGATGGATTCGGTGGGTTTACAAGTTCCGAAACCATTGTGCATACCTTTTGGGGTGCATATAAGGAAAATTCAGGCGAAATAACGCAGGAAAACGGAATTCGGGAGCAACGCACCGAAATTGAAATAATACTGCGGGAAAAGGCAGCAAATCAAATCCTATTGAGTGATGTGTTGGAACTTGAATCATCGGGTGAAAAATATCGCATCAATGATAAGTTTGATTCTAAGATTGATCAGTACACAACAATAAAAGCGATCACGATATGAAAGCGGGTGTGAAAATCAATCAAGCGGATTTGGCAAAGTTGAATAAAAAACTTGCGCAATTACAAAAGTTTTCAAAAAAGGAACTTTCAACGGAAATCGGAAAAGGTGCAATGGAAATTGTCGGCAGGGCAAAACAATCCGCTGCAAAAGATACTGGTGCATTGCGCCAATCAATTAATGCGGAGGCATCTGGGAAAGGTGTTGATGTGATTGCTAATATTGATTATGCGCCTTACATTGAATTTGGAACGGGATCGCAAGTGAGTTTGGCAGATATGAAAGAACTTGGCATCCCTGATTCGTATGCAGCGCAATTCAAAGGTGATGGGATTCGTGAGGTGAATTTACCTCCACGACCATTTTTCTTTTCATCCGCAAGGATTGGTTTCAACAATATGCTCAAACGAGTGGATAAAAAACTTAAAAAATTATTATGAGAGAAGTTATTCATCGCATACGGAAAGCCATCATTGACCGATTGACAAATGCAGTCACATTGCGTGGCCAAATCGTGCCAATATATGGCAGAGTTCCATCAGATGCATCATATCCATTTGTGAGGATTTATTCCCTTACAAATAACGAGGTTGATCAAAACCGCACAACGTTCAATTCCGAAGTGATTACAAGGGTTGAAGTGGTTACAAGATTCGATTCGGACAATGGAGGGGAACTCGATTGCAACCTCATTGTGGATGAATGTTTATCTTTGTTGCGCACACGATCAGCGAATTATTTTGATTTAAGTGAACAAGGATTCAATGTGTACACATCACAAAATGAGGGCATTCAATACATTGAGCAGGATTTGAGTGATCACACATATTTCAGGGCAATCATTGAATTATCCAATCGTGTGGAACAAATTCCTCCATCGGGTGGATTACAAGCGGAATTACAAATTGAATTACAATCATAATGGCAAAAATTACTTTTACAAACAAAACGGACAATCAAACATCGGAACTTGCGGAAATCTACAAAGTGACCGCATCCAATGTGAATGAAATCAAAACAAGCGTAAACGCAATATATGATGATCAAGGCGGGTTTGCCTTTTATGAGGATACTGCAACAACTGCAACTCCCATCAATTTAACTGCGGACACTTGGGTTGATTTAACAAACAACAAGGCAGGATCGGGAACTGAAACAACGTACAAGCCAACATACATCACTGGGGATTTGTGGGATTCAGCAACCAACACAATTGATTTGAGTGAGGTGCCAGTTGGGAAAGTTTTATTGATTCGCAATGATTATGATATTACAACGGGATCAGCAAATACACGAATGGATTCAAGATTGTATTTTCCAGATACAACAAAAAGCGTTGAATTTGCTCACGATTTGATTGCATCATCAGGGGATGAGGTGCGTTATTCCCGCACAACTCAATTCTTTGTAACAAGCGCAATCAAAACAAGCGGTGTGAAAATACAAGTGAAAGTTGATAAAAGTGGCGCAACCGCAAGGGTTGAGGATTTTCAAATCACAATTTTGAGTTTCTAAAATGAAGCATTTCAAGATTAGCGAATTTGATTCACCTGATGAAGTTGGGAGCGGAAAGCGTATGGATGCCGATGTGCTGCAAATGATTGACAAAGCACGTACAATTTTTGGCAAACCAATACGTATCAATTCGGGAGTGCGCACGATTGCTCACAATGAAAAGGTTGGCGGATCAAAATCATCAAGCCATCTGAAAGGTTACGCAATTGATGTGAGTTGCGACAATTCAGCTGATAGGTTTCGTTTGGTTGAAATTTTGATGCTTGTTGGTTTCAATAGATTAGGGATTGCGAAAACGTTTATTCACGTTGATAATGATCCCGATAAAAGTAAAAATGTAATTTGGGTGTACTGATGAAAGGATTGATTGCAAAATTATTGGGTTTGAATGGAGGTGGCAAATCATCACTTGGTGAATTTGCAAAGGATTTGCGTGAAGCAATAAAAGGCAAGGAAATTGATCCTGATAAAATGATGGAACTTGTTAAGGTACAAAGTGAAATCAATAAAATGGAGGCACAACATCGGAGCATATTTGTGGCGGGTTGGCGACCTTTCATTGGTTGGATTTGCGGATTGGCACTTGCTTACAATTTTATTATTCGTGATTTGATTGCGTGGGTTTCGCCTGATATTATGCCTCCAGCAATTCAAATGGATCAGCTTATAACAATTCTTTTGGGGATGCTTGGCTTGGGCGGATTGCGTACCTTTGAAAAAATAAAAGATAAAACTAAATAAATGGCACTAAAAGATAATGCAAGTTTGGCGTTGATTCCCGCTGCATATAAGCAAAGCAAGGTATATTCTGTTTTGCCAACGAATGGGAATGGTGACTTTGATTTCACAAGATCAGGAAACGCAACAAGGGTGAATAAAGGAGGATACATTGAAACTGTTGGAAGCAATATTCCTCGCTTAGATTACCCATTATTAAACGGAGTAGTACAAAGCTGCCCTACTTTACTTTTAGAACCGAGTAGAACAAATTTACTTTCATATAGCGAAGATTTTTCACAATCAACACAATGGCTTATATCTTCTATGACTGTTACAACTGACGATGCAGTTGCACCCAATGGAAGTCAAACAGCCGACAAAATTCAAGCGACAGGCGCAGGTAGTATAAGAACAAATAATTCTTACACCGTTACAAGTGGTTATTCTTTTTCTATTTTTGTAAAGAAAGGCAATTCAAGATATGTTACTTTGCGTTCTTTTGCGTTTACTACAAGTGCTATAATAGGTTTTGATTTAGACACCGAAACAGCACAGACAGGAGGTGTAATTGAGAAATATCCTAACGACTGGTATAGGTTAAGCATATCCAAAGATGTTTCTTCTGATGCTGATAAAAACGGTTTTTTCTATATATATCTGCCTAATAGCTTGGGTTCGACAGCTACCGTTTCAGGCAACTATGCTTATTTTTGGGGTGCGCAATTAGAAGATGCCGACTATCTTACGAGCTATATACCTAACCTATCAACAGGAAGTACAACACGCTCAGCAGATGTATGTAATGGAGCAGGAGATAGCAGTACGTTTAACGACAGCGAGGGTGTTTTGTTTGCCGAGATACAAGGTTTAACCGACACCGATACAGGCAACAGATATATTTCACTAACCGATGGAACTACTACAAATGCCTTAATGATACAATATAGAAATAGTGGCGAGTTGAGATTATTTAATGGTGGAACTTCAACTGCTCAAATAATATACAGAGATGCAACTGCTGACCTTACCGAAAATATTAAACTTGCTATAAAATACGGAACTACCACAGGAAGTTATAAGGTTTACATTAACGGATATAGCAAAACTATTGCAAGTGCGTTTGTCGCAACAGCTATGAGTGGTTTAGATGAACTTAAATTTGAATTTGTTTCAGGTAGTAATAACTTCTACGGAAAAGTAAAACAACTAATGGTATTTAAAACAGCATTAAGCGATAGCGAACTAGAAGAACTTACAAGCTAATAAAATGGAATATATATTTAAAAAATACGAGTTTCAAGATGAAGCAACTGCGGATGCATTGATTGATGCATTGCCAACGCAAGAGGATGAGGATGGAAATATTCATCCAGCGCACAATCACTCAATTGTAAAATTAGGTCATCCCATTGTGGAGCAACCAATTTTTGATGATCAGGGGAATATCGAAACCGATGCAGTATTGGCGGATAATTATTCCGTTGATGTACTTTGGCAAGATATTGAAGCGCAACCATCCGATTGGGAGCAATACGAAATCATATTGGAGGATAATGGTGTTCACACATTTTTCGGAATAAATTACGTTTAAAAAATGGGCGCAATCAATGGCACAAATTTTCTTTTGTACAAAAGTGATATTGATCCAAAGGTTGCTCAATTTCAAGGGCGGGTTTTGAATGATGGTGGAACACTTGAGGCATTGAATTGTGTGCGTGATGCCTTTGAGGATGAAAAGGTTGTACTTGGGCATTCCACATCAACAACAGTCACATTGAATGTTGATTTACCAGAGGCAACAACAAAGGATTCCAATGGTTTTCGTGAGGTGATTGCTGGAGTGCGATCAGGCGAAGTTTCCATTGATGGTTTGGTTGATTATGGTGATACACTTAATTTCAACGAATTGGCAACAATGATGCTCACAAAACAAAAGGCGGAATTCTATTTTGAGGATTCCTCAAGTTCATTGTATATT